TAACCACTGATCGCTACGGGGTCATTGGCCACCGGGATCACGGGCAGGGCCGTCTTCAAGGTCACGGTGAGCGAGCTCGGCGAGTTGATCGTGACGGCCGTGATCGGCTCGTAGACGGGCGCCCCGTTGGCCCCGCCGGGCATGCAGGTCAGGGCGAGACCTGCAAAGGCACTGGCCGCGGTGCCCGCCGCCAGGGGCTCCGTGAGGTTGACGCCGAACTGGCTGCCCGTTGGCGCCGGTGCGGCCGCCACGGCGCCGAAGATCGCCGGTACCTGCTGGAGTGCGGCCAGGCCGATCTCGGCGGTGCCGTCCCACTGGATCTGGCCGCTGCCGATGGGCGGAGTGTCGGTTGTGGCCGGGGAGGCGCCGGCCTGCTTATACAGCTCGATCGAGTAGACTCCCGGCTTGGCAGCGGGAAAGTCCCCGGCGAACTGGCCCGAAGGGGCGTCGAGCTCGCTCATGGGTTGCGCATACTGGGTCCAGTTGGCGGCGACGAAAGCCTGGAAAGCGCCGGTCGTATGATTCCAGACGCTGCCCGTGGAATTCTTGACCAGGGCATAGAGGAGGCTGCCGGCGATGTAGCCGATCGTGATCTCGTTCGACATCGGATTCTAATAGGGCGACTGGGTGACCTGGTGGAAGAGCTCGCGATACGTCGGCAGGCCCGCGTCGTTGTTGACCTTGGTGTCGAGGAAGGCATCGATGGCGCCGGCCGCCTGCTGCAAGAGGACGTCGGCATGATACGCATCCGTGTACACGAATTGCGAAGGCGCCGTGAACACGGCATCGAGGAAATTACCGCCCGCCTGGGCGAGCAGGTTCTGGCACTCTAGAAGTCGCTGGACAGCCACCAGGACATTGCTGCTGGCAGCGGCCGAGCTCGCCATAATCTGGATCTGTTTGGCGGTATAATCGGGAGTCGTCGCTCGCGGTTCGGCGGCTTTTGCCATCGATGCTCCAATGCCTTCGCCAGAAGGCCGATCAGGGTAGAAGGGAAACGCGCCAGACACTCGGAGACCCGACCGAATCGAACATGGCCAGAGCAACGCGGTTTGGCCCCAGAGCAAGGCTCGCACCCGTTGTCGTCAACCACTGATTGCCTGATGAGCTGGAAACATCCTGATTCGTCAATGTGATCGTGTTCGTGGTGCTGATATTCCAGATGAATACCGTCTGGCCGTTGCGACCGGCCACCATGCCGGTGATGTTCAATGCCACGCTGGGATTGATCCTGAGAAACCAGGCCGAAGCCGGTGCCCAGTTATTGGTATTGGCCGAGAGCGCAACCGACACTGCCGGCGAGGAGATCGTCGCTCCCACCGCGAAGGCAAGCATATTGATCGGTGCCGATATGGAACCGATCATGAGCTGATTGGCTGCTGTTGTTGACGCGGAAATGCCAAGGGCGATCGAATTCGTATGGGTTGTTGCAACGACGGTGGTAGAGCCGATCGCGAGACCCGGACCATTAGCCGCGGCATTGTAGCCAAGACCGAGGGAATTTGCCCCGGCACTCGAAGCACCGGCCCCGAATTGCTCCGAGTTGGAACCAGTACCGGGGCTACTGATGTGAGTATTGGCCGGCATCGCCAGTGTGGTCCCATTCCAGGTACCGAAGCCGCCGAACGCGCCCGCATTGTTATACTGAATGCTGGTCGTTGCCCCGCCCGGTGCTCCGCCGCCGCCCGCGCCGCTCGCGGCCGCCGTCAGCCGGCCCTGCTGATCGACCGTGATACTGGCGTTCGTGTAGCTGCCGGGCGTGACGGCCGTGTTGGCCAGTCCCAAGAGGACCACCCACCAGGCCCCCGCCGTCGTGTCATAGGTGGCGAGTGCGGCCTGCTTGGGAGCGAGCACCAGGCTCGCGCCGGTCAGGGTGAGCCACCGGTTGGCCGCCACCGAGGCCACGTCCTGGTTCGTGAGCGTGATCGGCTGGGTGCCCGTGTTCCAGAGGTAGCGGTTCTGGCCATCGGTGTTGGCGATCATGCCGGTGATGTTGACCGCCGAGCTGGCGCTGACGCCCAGGCACGATCCGGCGGGGCTGGGGCTCCAGTCGTTGACGTTGGCCGAGAGTGCCGCGGGCCGGGCGAAGGGCCCCGAGCCGAGCTTCACGACGATCCCGCTGGGGTCTTTCCAGCAGAGGCCGCCCTGGGTCGATGAATTGTAGAGCGTGGAATTGGGAACGCTGGCATCAGCCATCGCCGTCAGATTACCACCAAAAGTAAGCATGTTGATTATTGCTGTTGTTGAACCGATCATCAATTGCTGGTTCGCCGTGGTTGTGGCGTAATATCCAATCGCAATCGAATTTACATTACCTGAGGCAACATTCGATGCCCAACCGATGCTAATTCCGTTACTAGAATTGACTGTTGAATTCGTACCAAAACAGGTACCTCGACTCTGATTGACTGTAGCACCATAACCGATAGCCGTGGCATAATCAGCCACACTGGCAATCGTGGCGCTATTTCCTATGGCGACGCCACCAGTAAAGCCAACCGAAGCACCACAGCCAACAGCCGTACCATAGCTTGCGCTACCAATTACGTTAGCGTTATATCCTATAGCCGTGCTATTCGTGCCGATAATTGACGCGAGCGATCCCACGGCTACACTATTATTGGCCGCAACTGATGCACCGGCACCGAATGCTTCTGTATTCGCATATGCCGTATTCGGCACTGAGAGCTTGGCGTTGCTCGGTAAGGTGAATGTCGTTCCATCCCAGGTGCCGAAGCCACCGAAGGCCCCGGCATTGTTGTACTGGATCGACGTCGCTGCCCCGCCGGGCCGCGTCGTCTTGGCCTCGAGCTGGAGGAAGACGTTCGCGTTGTTGCCCGGCGCGAAGCCACCGGAACCGATGTCGGAGTAAGTCACCGGGATCTCGGCCCAGACGTTGGCATGGTTCACGATCGGCCCGGTGGCCAGGTACCGGATCCAGGAGCTCGTGTTTCCCGAAACGTAGATCAAGACTTCCTCGCCCGCCTCGACCGTCTGCAAGCTCAGCATGACCGCGCCGTTCTGGTCAACCGCCGAGACGTAGACGAACGTCGAGAGGGCGTTGTTGGCCGTGTTCGTCTTGACCTGGCCGCTGGTCGGGTCGGTAGCCGCGGTGTTTGTGCTCCACTTGTACGGACTCGCGCCGCCGGAGACCCCCGGCGGACCCTGCGGTCCGGCTGGACCTTGCGGCCCGGTTGGTCCGGCCGCCCAGGTCGAATCGCCGCGCAAATAGACCGTAGCGTTGGCCGTGCCCGAGCCGAGCTGGCTCGGGGCGGCGATCCCCAGGAGCTCGGAGAACCAGCGAACAGTCCGGATGATCGTCATGAGAGAAGAAAATTGATGGCATGCCGCGCCATATTCACGGCAATCGCTTCAGCTCGCAATTTACCCGTATCATAAGCCCGATGCATGAAATTTTCAGCAAGCATTGCCTTGGTACCGAATTCCACATGGGCGCCATAGTCCGTCGCCTTGCTCGTACCCACAGTGGCGAAGCCTGCCTTTTTCCAGGGCTTCCTGTAAATCTGACTGGCCAGAGCCCCTGTTGCTCTCGGCGCATAAGCTCTGGCTGCGTCCTCGATCGGCTCGAGCATGTCCAGGGCGATTGCCTTGGCCAGAGCTCTTAGTTTTCTTTTGGCATAAATGAGCTTGCCGGGCGCCCGCTGCAGGCCGGTCATCTTCAAGCCCAGCGGATTCTTGCTCATGAGGTCAGGAGCACCAGCCGGAAGCTGCCCGCCTGGGCCGATGAGATGTAGAAGACGGTGACATTCACCGTAAACGGATTGGCGTAATAGCCCGGGCTCTTTTCCCAGGTCAAGGCCCGCCCCGCCTTCAAATTGATCGTGTTGCCCGGCGCGCTCGTGGAATTGGTGAGCACCGTCATATCGACGCTCGAGAGCATCAGGAACGATTGCACATTGGCCGCGGTGAAGGCGGCCGTCGTCGAAACATTGGTCGAGCCCGCCGGGTAGGATTGATTCACGGTCACCCGCGAGTTGCCGACCTCCATTCCCGAGCCGGTTAGCCGCTGGCCGTCGTCGCCCGTCAGACCGTAGGAGATCGTGTCCTGGATGCTCATGGCTTCACGAGTTCCTGAACGAGAATGCGATACTCCCGGTTCCGCTCATCGACATTCGGTACCCAGAGGATATTGAAGTACCGGCCCTTGAAGCTCATGCGGGACGAGGGCGGGATCTCGCCGGTCGGCCAGAGCTTGCCAATATAACGCAGTTGAACCATGTGTGTTGTCTCGGCCTTGACCTGCCGGGCATTGACGGCCTCACGGCCGGTCAGATGCTGGATCTTCGCCCAGAAGGTGCCCGCGCTCGTCCAGGACTGGATCATCTGGCCATAGCCATCGGCGGTCTCGATCAGGTTCTCGATCGTCACCCGCTGGCGCATCGGGCCGGCGCGCATTATTTCGACCCTCGCGCGATCACGACCTGTTGCCCCTCGAGCTCGGCCAGGAAGACGAGCGTTCCCCCCTCGAGTGCGTCCCTGGACAGATTCAGGGCGATCAGGTCGGTGCCCAGCTCGATGATCAGTCCCTCGGCGAGCCGGTAGAGCTTGACCTTGCCGATCCCCGGGCGGCCCGATTCGGCCGCCGGGATGCCCCGCCTGTCCACGTAGCCGAAACTGAGCATCACGCATAGAGCCCCGGGTCCGTCGCGGAGAGCAGCGCATCGACGGCGTTGGGTACCACGGTGATACTGCCGTCGATCACTTCCTCGCGGTGCTCGTACCAGTGGCCGACCATGAGCTTGCAGGCGGCCTTGACGCTGGCGGGGATGGAATCGGCCGTGGGATAACCGGCCGTGTACTGAACGGCCACGCCGTCGATCTGGGGCCGCACGACGGGCCACACGTGGCCGATCAGCGGCTGGATCCGCGAGCCGAGGCCCGTGGAGACGAAGTAAATCGAGGGATCGACGGTCGTGTAGACCCCCATCGGTGACCAGTACTGGACGGAAGCCACCGAGACCAAGGGCGGGTTCGGCACGTAGAGGATCGCCGCGCCGTTGGGCAGCCACTGGGGATTGGGGCCCATCATCCGCACCAGGCGGTTGTAATAGCCGTTGGCCGAGGCGGGGAACTGATCCTGATACCAGTTATAGGTGGTCGAGAGCAGCGTCATCCGCAAGAGCGCCTGGGCCCGCAATCGGGCGGCCTCGATCAGCGTGGCCACGAGTGAATCGTCGTCGGGGATCTCGAGCCGGAGATGGAGCTTGGCCTCGGCCAGCGTCAAGGGCTCGAGCGTGAAGTCCAGCGAGACGCTGCCGCTAGTCGTGGCGGGCTGGGTCAAGGTGAGCTGGCTCGGCGAATCGATCGACAGCACGAAGGTGCCCGGGGCGATGCCGGTCCCAGAGACGAAGACGGCCCCGGCCAGGGCCGAGGTCACGAGTCCGGTCACCACCGGAGAATTGGCCGAGAGGTTCCCCGTCACTGTGACGATCGGCCCGGTCACGACTTCGAGATGTTCCATCGGCTGAAATCAGATCAGGTCGTCAGCATCGAGGTGCAAATCGCGAACGATTCGGGCCAGCGGACCTGGAAATCGACGTCGGCGAAGGCCGAGATCCGGATGGCGCCGCTGGCGGAGAACATGTAGGGATTCACGATGATCGTGATCGGGCCCCACCAGCAGAGAGTCGCCGAGCCCCAGGCGCCATAGATCAGGGCCGAACAGACGGCGCCGCTGGTACCAGTGACCAGATTCGAGGGCAGGTTGTTGGTGGCGAAGGCTGGATAACCCGCGATGCCATCGAGCTCCCAGATGAACCGGCCCGACGTGCCGCCGCTCCGGTCGGTCTTTCTCAGTTCCCATTCGCCAAAGGGCGTCGTGAGCCAGGCGGTGGGGCCGATATCAGCACTCGAGCTCTTGACCTGTCTCCGGAGCTGGAGCACGGTCGCCCAGGTCGGCAAGGCGCCGTTGGCCCCGAACGAGATATTGGGAATCCCGGCGATGTTGAGAATACCGGTGATCGAATTGCCGCCCGCTCCCTGAAGGGCCGCATTATCGATGGCGATCGCCAGGCTCCGCGCCAGGTCCTCGATCACGACATCGTTGGCCTCGGGAATGCTCCGGCTTGCCTTCCAGGTCATGTCCGTATAGGCACTCACCTTGTGCGGCGAGAACGTGACCTGAGCGGTGATCGTTTGATGGGTTTCGGAAGGGGGCGCGGCCGCTTCACCGAGCCAGGTGACACCGGCCGTCGCGGTGCGCTTGGGCAGCGCGAACTTGCCGCCGCGGGCATCGGGAATGACCTCGGCCCCCAGACGCGTCACGTAGGCGAACGCCCGGAGCACGTCAATGATGGGGCGGCCGAGGATGGTCGGGATACCTCCGGCCCCCGCTGTCGTGTCGAAGGCCCGCGTCTGGATCGGCGCATCCATCGGCACCAGGATCGTGTGGCCCCTGCCGCTGGCGCTGCGATTTTCTCCATGGCGGATGGCCAGCTCTTGCGAGACCTCGCCCTCGAGCCCGTCGAGCTGGCCATTGTTCCGCTCGTCGGCAAGATGGCGGATGGCCCGCCCCAGGTTATAAGGATGGTCGGTGCCGTGATGGGGAAGCGGATCCGATTCGATCTCTTGAGGCGCGGTGATCATTTTTTACCCTTGTGGTGTCCCGGGCCGAGGGCCTTCTCGGGAGCCTCAGGCGCCTCGGTTGTCTCGTGACCAGCGCCCACCGGGACGGCGGCCCCGCTCCGCACGATATGCTCGGCATGGGGCCCGCTCGTCTCGATCACGTCATCCGGCTCCCGCCACTCGCCGTCGAACAGGAAACCGCGAACAACCTTGAATTTCATCGGTACCTCGGGCGAAGCCGACTGGACAGACCAGGCCATCAGGTCGTCGTCATGTCCACGCAGTTGGCGAAGGAAAGCGGATGCCGCACGTTGATGTCCACATCCTGCAAGGTCACGATCCGGAGCGTGCCTGCACTCGATCCGGTGTAGGGATCCACAATCACATCTTGACCTGTCCAGAAGGCGAAGATGAGATCATTCCAGTTGCCAAAGATGATCGCCGAGCAGACGCCGGTCGCCGTGCCCTTGGTCAAGGTTGACGGGATCTGGTTGGTCACGAACGCCGGATAGCCGTTGACCGGATCGGGATCCTCATCCCAGAGAAACCGCGGAAATGTGGGCTGCGCGATCTTGGTGACCTGCTTCATCTTGCCGCGGGCCGGTGCGTTGGTCATGTACGCCAAAGCGCCGATATCCGCGTTGGCCTTGGCCACGTCGGTTTCCAGGTTGATGACCATCTGCCAGGTGGGCGGCCCGCCATTGGTGCCCAGCGGTTCGACGGGAACATTCGTGTTGTTCAGGATCCCGAGCGGCTGATTGGCGGCGCCGGTCCCGTTCAGGGCCGCGGCATCCACGCCACGCGCCACGATCGCGGCCAGGTCCTCGCGGACGAACATCTCGGCATCGGTGTTGATCTGCTCGGCGAGTCGGCGGGTGATGTCAGTGAAGGCGCCGCACGTGCGGGGCGTGAAGGGAACCTGATCGACCGTGGGATTCGAGCCCGTGGGCGCCGTGCCTTCAGCCACCCAGTA